CAAAGCAATATAATGGGAAATGTTTTCTATAAAAATGGTGCAATTGCAGTGACATCTCCTTTAGAAAAACATAACACAGGTTCTGGTGTATTTTTAAATGACGGAGCTTCGGATTCATTTGATCTGAAATACAGAGGTGTACATACAATTTATGAGAATGAAGTGATGGTTAGAATACCACAAGGTAAAATGAATGTCTCTCAAAATCCAACAGCTACATTCAGAAAACCTACACAGAAAGCAGCACCTTGTTTACCAAATGAAAATCAAGCAGAGCCAGGTTATTTTAGAAGATCAATGTTTGTATCAGGTACTGCAGTACCTTATATTACAACTATAGGATTATATGACGAACATCGTCGGTTATTGGCAGTTGGTAAATTATCTCAGGCAGTACAAAAACGTCCGGATATTGATACCAACATTATTTTAAGATGGGACTACTAGATGGGCTGGAGAAGTCGAAGTAAGACACGACGCGATGCGTTGAAGTCAGGTTATAGATCAGGTTTTGAAGTTAAGATAGCAGATCAACTCACTGAACAGAAAATAGATCCGAAAAAGGTTTATGAAACGACAAAAATTAATTATATTGTACCTGAGAGGCAAAGTACATATACAGTTGATTTCACATTACCTAATGGCATATTAATTGAAACCAAAGGTCGATGGACCACAGAAGATCGTAAAAAACATTTGTTGATAAAAAAGCAACATCCAGATTTAGATATCAGAATAGTGTTTCAATCAGCAAAAACAAAGATCAGAAAAGGTTCCAAAACCACTTACGGGGACTTTTGTGACAAGCATGGTATTGCATGGTCAGAAAAAGCAATTCCAGAAGAATGGTTGAAAGTTTGAGCCATTAAAAAAACTTTGAAAAAAGTTGGCAAAAAGGTTGACCTTTTGAAAAATTTTTATTATTTTCAATTAATAAATTTTCATTTGAAAGTTATTGAATAATGAAACATTGATATGTTAATGTCAATGCTAATATAATATAATATTAATTATATACATGAGCAGATATGCTGTTATTTCTCTCTTAGACTCCGTACTTGGTTCTTCTGGTAAGCAGAAATCTGACAATATTCCTTATCATTGTCCTTTCTGTAATCACCATAAACGAAAACTGGAAGTTAACATTGTAACACAGCATTGGCATTGCTGGGTATGTAATGCAGCAGGTAGAAAGATACATACACTGTTTCGTAAACTGAAAGTAGATAGAAGTAAGTTTGTACGATTGGCCGAACTTATAGAAGATGTTCAGATTAAATCAAAATATACATCTACTAATACTCCGGTTGTAACATTGCCGCCAGAATTCAAACCATTATGGAAGCAACGAACAGATCCAGAGTTTCGTAATGCATTTCATTATCTCGCTAAGCGAGGAATCACGCTAACTGATATTTTGAAATATAGAATAGGATATTGTGATTCAGGACAATATGAAGGAAAGATTATTATACCAAGCTATGATGATGCAGCTAATCTGAATTATTTTGTTGCTAGAGCATATTATAAAGATGATACATTGAAATATAAGAATCCATCTATATCAAAGAATGTAGTTGGATTTGAATTACATGTTGATTGGAACCAACCAATTGTTTTAGTTGAAGGAGTTTTTGATGCAATTGCGATACGACGTAATGCCATTCCTTTATTTGGTAAAACCATATCAGATGTATTGAAACTAAGACTTGTAGAAAAATCAGTTAAACACATTTACATATGTTTAGATCAAGATGCTCGTAAACAAGCATTAGAAGCTGCTGAATATTTCATGGCAAATGGTATACATGTATATTTTGTTGATCTTCCAGATTCAGATCCGGCAGATTTAGGATTTCAGAAAATACATCAAGTTATAGATCAGACATCTGAATTGTCTGAATTCAAATTAATGGAAGAAAAAATATTATGTACGTTATAAAAACAGACATAAAACAGATTGACAAGATTTTTCATATTGCAGATGTTCATATCCGAAATGTGAAACGTCATAAAGAATATAAAATAGTGTTCAAACGATTATATTCTTATATCAAAAAGAATGCAACACCTAATTCTGTAATATATGTTGCAGGAGATATTGTACATGCTAAAACAGATATGTCACCAGAACTTATTGACATGGTATCTGACTTTTTCAGATCTTTGGCAAATATATCACCTACCATTGTAATCACCGGTAATCACGATTGCAACCTAAATAATTCAGATCGCTTAGACGCTCTTTATCCTATCGTTAAGGCTATCAAACACACTGATTTACACTATCTTAAAGACACAGGTATATATAGATTGGCCGATGTGGACTTTAACGTCATGTCCGTGTTTGATAAACCTGTTAATTTCATAAAAGCTGACAAACTAACTGCCGAAACAAAGATTGCATTACATCATGGAGCAGTTAACAATGCTAGCACAGATGCCGGTTTTGTTCTTCAGAATGATCATGTCACAACAACCATATTTGAAGGCCATGACATGACATTGTTAGGAGATATACATAAAACACAATATCTCGATAATGGCAAAACAATTGCATATGCTGGTTCATTAATTCAACAGAATCATGGCGAAGGTCTGGTACATGGTATATTGGTTTGGGATGTTAAAACAAGGACGTCCGAATTTGTCGAGATAAAAAATGACTATGGTTATTACACAGCATATGTGGAAGATGGTGAACTGAAAACAGATATTTCAAATATACCATTAAGGCCTAGGCTGAGACTGAAAGTTAAAAATACTGATGCTGCAGATATAAAGGCTGTTACGTCACATATACGCAGTAAATGTAAAGTACAGGATATCACAATACAACGTGTCAATGAGATCAATACGACAAATACTGCTAACAAAATCAATTTTGGCAGTGTCAGAGATGTGGAATGGCAGAACAATGTGATATCAGAGTATTTGACAGCTGAACATGGTGTAGATGATAAAATGATGGACATTGTTCGTTATATCAACAGAACAGTTCATAGTAAACTAGTGTTAGACAAACAAGCTAGAAACACTACCTGGGTACCAAAACGATTTGAATTTTCAAACATGTTCAGTTATGGAACTGATAATGTTATAGATTTTGGATCACTGCAAGGATCATATGGACTATTTGCTCCAAATGCATCTGGTAAATCTACTTTATTAGATGCTTTGGCATTTTGCTGTTTTGATAAATGTAGTCGAACTAAAAAGGCAGCGCATGTGCTCAATAACAAATGCAGTAACTTTCAAAGCAAGTTTGAATTTGAACTAGGTAAACATACATATTGTGTAGAACGTTCTGGTAAGAAACAAAGCAATGATCATGTCAAAGTCACAGTCAATTTTTATCGTCATGACGCAAATGGCAATGAAGAAAATCTAAATGGCGATCAGCGAGACAGTACAAATAAAAACATCAGAGATTATCTCGGTACATATGAAGATTTTGTTTTAACTGCTCTGTCACTACAAAACAATAATACAGGTTTCATTGACAAAACACAGAGAGAACGTAAAGATCTTTTATCACAATTTCTTGACATTGAAATTTTTGAACAACAGTATTTAATCGGCCATGAGGATATCAAAGAAACGGCGGCGCTGATTCGCGAATATAAAAAGAAAGATCTGTCAAAGGATTTGTCAGACGCAGAGTTGGATAGTGAAACATATCAAAAGATTTCTAATAAAATATCAAAAGATAAGGCAGATCATAATGAAATGCGTCGCAATCTCAATGAGATAATCATAACATTGTCACAACAATTATATGAAATACATGATCTAGAAAATCCGGAAGATATCAAAGAAAAGATCAGATCAACTGATTTAGATCTGGAAACCAATGAAAAACAGATAAATGAATATTCAGAATTCATATCAAAGGCAAATGAAAGGCTAAGTGCCATTGATTTACAATTATCAGAAATTGATAAATCTAATTTCCAACAATTAATCAATTTACACGAACAACGCAGAATTGAATTATCTGATATGGAGTATAAACAGATGTCACTGAAAAAAGAAATTGAACATGCTCAACGAATGACATCTAAACTCGATGATCATAAATGGAATCCTGACTGTGAATACTGTATGGCAAATCCATGGTTACATGAAACTAAGACCATTGCTGAGAAGTTACCTGAGCTTCAGAACAGATTAAGTATAATTAATAATCAAGTTAAAATCGTACAGGATAATCTAAAGAAAATTGATATTGACAGTGTCAAGAACAAATTGAGCGAGTATGATAATCTGGAAGATAAGAAAAGAAAAATTCGAGATCAAGTTTATAACGTGAATACATCATTGGATCAATGTGAACGTCAAAATTATGATTTGAAAAGTGAAATGAATTCATTGAATAAGAGTTTGAATCAATCATTGCAACAAATCGAATACATTGAGCATAATCAAAAACTTAACAATGATATAAATGAACATAAGAATGAATTGACGTTCATTGAACGTGAAATCAATGACATTGATCAACAACTTATTGACGTTTCTGGTAAATTGAGTGTTGCTAATCAGAAAATTGCTGACACAAAGGCAGATATTCAGCGCCTAAAAGATTTAGAAAAGCAATATCAAGGTTATGAATATTACATGAAGGCTGTGAAACGTGACGGTGTACCATATTATCTAATATCAAAAGCTTTGCCAAAGATTGAAGCCGAGATAAACAATATCTTAACTCAGATTGTGGATTTCACTATATTGTTACAAACTGATGGTAAGAACATCAATGCCTTTATAGTATATGATGAAGATAATTATTGGCCATTGGAATTAACATCTGGTATGGAGAAATTTGTATCATCCTTAGCAATTCGAACATCTCTGATCAATGTTTCAAATTTACCAAGACCGAATTTCCTAGCAATTGATGAAGGATTTGGCGTGTTAGACTCTGACAATCTAAACTCCATGTATA